ATATTTGCTCTTGGCTTTTTATTTTACCACCAGCGTCTTTAATGCTGATACCCAGCTTTTTAAAATTCTCTATGCTTTTTTTGTTCCCTTGGGTCACCCCATCGACTTGGTTTACAAGCGTCTTAAATCCCATCTGCAATTGCTCAATATTCATTCCACTTTGAGAGGTGATGAAGTCCCATTCTTGAAATCCTTCTCGGGATAGCCCTATCTTTTGGGAGAGCTTGTCCACTCTGTCCCCAGCGCTTGCGGTGCCCTTGGCAATGGCGGTAAGCCCGCCAGCTACAACGGTTCCTGCTCCCACTACGGCGGTTCCGATGCCTACGGCTTTCTTTGCTACGTCTTTAAATTTATCGCCAGTCGACTTGGCTCTTTTGTCTGTTTCTTTTAGTGTCTTTATTGCTTCAGCATCATCAATCAGTATGCTTCCGAACAAGCGGAATAATTCCAATTTTTACCACCTCCCACCGTATATTTCTTTCATAATTTCATCCTTTGGTCTAAGGTCTATTTGTGGTTGCTGTCTCTCTTGATAAAAATCTTCAAATGGTATATAGGTGTCTTTTGTCATGTTCGGCAGATATGCCAGCCATTGTCTGTAATAATATTCTCGCCTGTCTGATTCGACTGCCTTATCGTATAGTGCCATACCGTCTCTAAATGGCAAGGATAAGACGTAATCAATATTTCCGTATTGTCTTAGCAGTAGATCAATCGCTTCTATTCGGTCGATTCTACTGCTTGCCTGAAAAAATCGCTAAATCCCTCGGCTTTTATCAAGTCGACAAAGAATTGCTTTATTTCCTTGAATGTCATTTTGCCGACATCCTCTATATCTTTTTCTGATAAGTGAGCAATTAGTTTTTTTATCTCTGGACCAGCTTTATGCATGGACTTCATAAAAGAGCCTGCCAACTGTACCACGATTGAAATTCCCACTTCTTTGCCTATCTTTTGCGCATCGCCGATACTTTTTAACTCGTCTTGTTTTATGCCTTTAACGATATCTTGTATATCAATTACAATGCCTGTCTTGTCTAATACTGCAGACATCATCAATACTGAATCAAAATCAAATTGTTTCATAGTTACCTCCTAAAAAAGGGCTGTTGCCAGCCCCTATGCTTCTATTGTGCCAAACTCTACCCGCCAAGGTGGAGTGTCTCTTTCCTCCTCCTTGTAAGTTCCTGTAAAATTAAGTGTTGGCACGACTTCATTTTTATCCTCTAGTGTCCATTCGAGATTTTCCATATTGATTGCATCATCAATTTCAATTGTTACTGCTTTTCCTCCTTTAGTTTTGCCTTCCCACTTTACATCGTTATAGTCGCCCTCTGCAATTTTCAATGTTCCTGTTGCTATATTTTCAGTTACGTCAATGGCAGGGTAGTACTTTTGCATATCAGTAGCACTAAACATTTCCAAGGCGTTTACAGTCAACTTTGCGACTTCTCTGTCTATTACAATTCGCCCTTTGACTGGTCCTCTGTCGCCATCGGCTTCAATTTCTCGGTATTCTCTTTCGATTGTAAATGTTCCTCCACCCCTAGTTAGTCCAATCGGTGTGGAGTTAATTGAAAATACGCCATTGCCTAGTAGTATTTTATCGGACATTGTCTCACTCCTTTATTTAAAATAGGCTCGTACTGCATATCTGATGTTAATCATATGCGCAGATACAAGCTCCTCTGCTGGTACATAGTTTCTTCCATCTCTCACAAAGTGTAGATTTAGTTCTTCGGTGTTAAACACCTTCATGTTAAGGTCTTTGTCGATAGTGTCGGCTAAGTCCTCAATACCTCTTACGCTTTTATTAGAGTCCTCGTATACGTCGATGTTGACATATAAATCCTCACTTGGATATGTGTTCATCGCACTTTCTATTCGATACACCACATAAGGGAAAACGGGGGATTGAGGTGATTTATTTCGATATACTCTTTCATGCTTTGTGATTAGATAGTCGTATATTTTGTCAGCGACTAAATTCATATTCACCCTTATTCCCCCCTTATTTCATCAATGGCTTTGCCTATCATCTCTTTAATCAATTCTGCGTTTTTCACAACAACAGGCTTAATAGGGTCTTGTTCTTGCCCTGTCATCATCTTTCCGACAATCCCAGGGATAGATAATTTAAAGCCTATTTGCAAGTCTTTTTCTCTGCGCCTAGCCCAGTAGCCTAGTGTCTTTTTAAGGATTCCTCGTCTTGCGTGGAATTGGCTGTTGAGCGTGGTTGCCTTAATTTCTCTCACTAATTGCTGGCCAATGATATTCATTACTCTTGCGGGCTTTTCCTCAATCTTTGGTATTACATAATCAAGGTTACTTTCAAAAGTGAACGGTTGTCTTTTCTTTCTTGCCATTAGACTTCAGCTCCTACCCTGCCGGTAACGACAAGTTCTCTTTTGTCTCCTCTTTTAGGTGCTCGGATGATTGTAAATTCTTTTCCCTGGTATCGTACGTATTCATCATTATCAAATTCAAAGTCATGCACCTCAAATGTCAGTTCTGGCTTTAGTCCTACATTGGCAGCTTGATAAAATTCCGACCGATTATCATCTAGCAGATTAGCATATACTTCTCGCCATTCGATAGACTTTATCGGCTCGCCATATTCAATGGTTTCTACGAGATTCCCCAGTTCGATTAATTCATCCCAAGTGTTACTCATTTTTAGCACCGCCGATGATTAAATTGTGTAGTCGCCATTGCAAATGCCTAGGCATCCCGTTCGGCTCATCACGATTAGAATATCGCCATGCTGTGTAGTCAACAATAAACATTAGATGGTGGGCGTTAGCTACATCTAGCTCTAGCCCCTGGCTCTCTTTCAGTTCTTTTATCAATCCTGTTATGATACTCGATATATAAGTGTCCCTCACATTGCTTTTGATGCCTAGCCTTGCTTTTACAAGTTCTAAGACAGTTGATATATCCATTTATACCAACCTCGCAATCATTTCCTTTTTAGTCATTCTCATGTCTAGCTCTATGCCTTTTTCTTTTGCAATCTCAACAAGTTCTTTTTTTGTTAGGTCGTTGTAGTTTACTTCGATTGCCTTCACTAAAACACCATGAGAGGTAGAGTTGATTTCCTCGTACCTCTCATTGGATATTTCTATTACGTCGCCTGCTTTGTGAAGGGTTTTTGTATATTTGTCTCTAAATTGCTTTACTACCTTCACTTTCATTTATATCACCTATGCTTGTGGAGTTTCCGAGGTTTCGTCAGCTGCAGCTTCATACTCAAAGTAGAATCCTGCATTTTCGTCAAAGGCAACAGCATCAAAACGAACAAAGCCAGCCAAGAGCTCGCCATAAATGTTATTGTCGACCCACTTTACAGATGCTCTCTTTCTATCAAATAGTTTAACATACTCGTATGCATCGCCAACAAATGCAACTTTATCTCCAGCCTGCTCCCCGATAACATCATCATCAAGTACAATTACTTCTCGTCCAGCAAATGTCTTACCGGAAGCAGAGCTGATGCTATCCTGCAAAAGGTAACGGCCATTATTGTCCTTAGTAATGTCTAGTTCATTGTAAAGGCTAGAAGACACATACAATTTGGTGTTATACACTCTCTTTAGTTTGGTATTAAGGACAGTCTTTAATCCGTCTATACCAACAACAGGTAACGGCTTAGTAGGGTCCGGTTCATCGTCGGAGCCAGCTTCGTATTCTGGCGCAGGTGCGCTTTTTAGAATGGTCACAATGGCATCATTTTTGGTGTTCAGTTCTTGGTCGGCTATTTCTTCGGCTATAAGCCCAGTGATGTCATAATCGGCATCTTCGATGGCTTCTTGTGATACGGGGATGTACCCACGATAGGTGTCAATATCGAAACTAACATAATCAATCGTCGGCTTTGCCAGTTCTGGGTTCTTTTTAAGTTCAGCCACGGTATTCATTTTGCTTCCAGACTTTTTGATTAGTGGCACTTTGCCAGACCCACGGTTTGTCTTTATGATGTGTACGTATTTAGTCAGATCAACAGCATCCTCTTTCTCTCTTTGAGGGGCTAAAATTTCTTCCGGAATTAATACGCCACCATCCATAACTTTGAAACCGACCATTTCAGGCTCTTCTGACTCGACCGGGTCCTCTCTTAATATCTTACCTTTAGACCGCACATAAAGTCCTAGTTTTTCTCTAAATTCTTTGTCTTTCATCTCTCCATCTCCTTTTTCTCTTTTCTTGTTATCAGGTTTCTTAGAGTTTAGC